AAGTATAAGTTTGACTGGGCTTATAGTCTGCGTAACATACATGATAAAGATAAGAATTTTATATGCCAGGATAATTGCGAATCATTGGGTCGCTGGCCGGTATATGTAGATAAGGATAGTCATCTGATAGATTCTAGCACCTATTGCTTTAGTCAAAACTTTTTACGGCTAACTGGACATATGTGGGATTATGGTTGGGGTGCAGATCGCAGATTCTATACGCTTATTAAAGATGAGGTGCAGCATAAGAACTATGGCTGCAGTAGCCAGTATACTTTAAATTATCGTCTGGGGGGCAATGAAGGCTCTGTGCAAGCTGACTTCTTTTTGAGAGGGAACGAACAAACCTCAAGTATGCATAAAAGCGGATTTCCCTGGTCAACTGTAGTTAGATAATTATACGTAAAGCCCGGGCGTCACTAGCTTGTGTTTCACTCCCACCCCAAGCGAGCAAGCTACCTTATCTGTAAACTGTATAAAGGTCCAAGACCCAGTTTTTTTGTTAGCGAGTATAACAGAGTTCACCCCCTCCTCATCAGTACCTACCCAGATGGGGATTTCTTGATAGCTTTCTTGTAATGCTGCAAATACATCGGCTGTTTTACCACAATTAACTTTTTTTTCCATAGTTATAGGTTGGGCATAGCTTAATACTAAAACCATAGAGAGGAAGAAAACTACTACTTTCTTCACTTCTTACTATACAATATTGAAGAGGCCACTAACATGGCGGTCTGTAATTCTTCATTATTTTCCGGAATTACTTTCCAACCTACACTTATCTGACCGATAAAGACTCCAGGTTCAGCCGGCACGCTGATTCTGCACATATAATTAACGCCATAATCACGGTAAACAAACCCAATAAAACTTTGTGGTTTCTGGTACACGCTGCAGGGTATTTTACCTGACATCAGACTTATAACATCTGTATTATTGTCATAGTTTTTAGAAAATAAACCAACGTTCACACCATCGTGTGTTATATCCCGGCCCCCTTCTTTGGTTGCTAAGAAAGCTAGTTTTCTAGTATTGGATAATGTGTTTACCTCTAAAATAGCCACCATGTCTGCTTTAGCATTTTTAAGTAAAAAGGTATACGCTTCTTCATACTTGCCATTCATTTTTGGTAGTGCTTGTTGTGCTCGATAAGAAGACATAAAGGCATCTTTTTCTGAATATACTATCCATCCTCCAAATCCCAGAGCGCAAAGTAAGATAACGGTAAAGAGACGAAAAGGACTCTCACCTATATATTTTAAAAGTTCGACTAGTAGATCTTTAAGCTTATCCATATTTTGTTTAAGGTAGATAAAAAATACCCGTATACTGGTAATCCCCTGCAAGATACATTATAATATACAATTATTTATACTGATTAAAATGTTTTATACCAACGTCTATACCCATGGCAATAGCGTACTCTTCCGAGGGATAGAGGATGGAAAGCGCATTAAGCATAAGGTAACCTTTGAGCCTTCCCTCTATACCAGATCCGGCAAGGAGTCCACCTATAAGTCTCTGCAGGGTGAAAATCTTGAACGGGTCAAGTTCCCATCCATTAATGATGCTAAAGCTTTTGTAAAGAGATATAAGGATGTAAGTAACTTTCCTATTTTTGGAAATACTAACTATACCTATCAATTCATTAGTAAGATGTTTCCTGGGTCGATTAAGTTTGACATCACCCAGATGAAGATCCTTACGATAGATATTGAGACTTCTACTGAGTATGGATTTCCTGATCCAAGAACTGCTCCAGAAGAAGTTTTACTTATTACTATACAAGACTACAATACTAAGGATATAACTTCTTTTGGATGTAAGCCTTATCTAAGTAAAAAATCTAACGCAGTATATAAGCAGTGCAAAGACGAGTTTGATCTTCTGCGGCAGTTTATTAATTTCTTAAAGCAGGATTATCCCGATGTCATTACGGGTTGGAATTGTCAGCTGTTTGATATTGCTTACTTATCATCAAGAATTATAAAAGTGCTGGGGGATGAAGCGCTGAAGGAATGCTCCCCCTGGGGTATAATTAGAGAGCATGAAGTACCTTATGCCCGAGGCCGTACTCAGATAGCTTATGACTGGAAGGGTATATCTATACTTGACTTTATGGATCTCTATAGGAAATTCTCCTATAAAATGGTTGAGAACTATAAGCTAGATACCGTAGCTAAGGAAGAGTTAGATAAAGAAAAGCTTAAGCATGATTATGGTTCTTTTAAAGAATTCTATACCAAGGATTGGGAACTATATGTAGATTATAATATTGTTGACGTCGAGCTGGTGGACCAGCTGGAGACTAAGATGCAAATTATTAATCTTATCCTTACCATGGCATATGATGCTAAGTGTAACTATACGGATATATTTTCCTCTGTTCGGACCTGGGATTGTATTCTGTATAATAAGCTACTTGAGCGGAATATTATTGTCCATAATCCCGAAGAAGTAGATCCTCAGAAGGATAGGCAGATTATGGGAGCTTTTGTTAAGGAGCCTAAGCCAAGTCGTTATGACTGGGTGGTGTCCTTCGACGCTACCTCTCTTTATCCCTCTATTATTATGTCCTGGAATATGTCTCCTGAGACCCTGGTGCAGGGCCAGAAGTACTTAGCGGATGATGATCGTAGTATACAAAAGCTTCTGAATAGGGAGTTTATAACTCAAAGCATACACGATGAAAGTCTTGCGATGACCGCTAATGGGCAGTGCTTTCGAAAGGATAGAAAGGGTATCTTTCCAGAGCTAATTGAGTTTTACTTTGGTGAGCGACAGGTAGCTAAAAAGCTAATGTTAACTGCTCAACGTAATTATGAAAAGACTAAAGATAACAAATACCTTAACGAAATATCTAGCCTTAACTCTAAGCAGATGTCTGCTAAAATTCTAATGAATTCTTTATACGGTGCGTTGGGTAACGTGCACTTTAGATATTATGATATTCGAATAGCAGAAGGTATTACGATGACCGGGCAGCTTATTATACGATCTGTTGCCCAAAAGTTAAACGACTTCATTAATAAAGAATGTAAGACTAAGGATAAAGAGTATTCTTTTTATTCTGATACCGACTCGACCTATATAACTCTTAAAGAATTAGTTGATCGAAATCTTAAAGATAAGACCAGCGAAGAGGTGGTGGATATTTTAGATAAGTATTGCGCTAAAAATATTGAGCCGGTTATTAATACTTGTTGTGAAGATTTTTCCGAGTACTTAAATACCTACCAGCGAAAGATAAAATTTAAAAGAGAGATTATTGCCGATAGGGGTATATGGATCGCTAAGAAACGCTATGCTGTAAATGTCTATAATTCCGAGGGTGTTACTTATAACCCCCCTAAGTTAAAAGTATTGGGCATGGAGATTGTTCGATCATCTACCCCCGCCCCGGTGCGCAAGGCGTTGAAAGAAGCTGTGTCTATAGCTCTGACTAAAGATGAAGATACTTTAAGAGAGTTTGTGGTGCGGTTGGAGGCCACCTGGCATAACCTGACCCCGGAGAATATAGCTTTTCCTCGAGGAGTAAATGGTATCAAAGAATATAGCGATCAGAACTCTATCTTTCGGAAAGGTACGCCTATCCATGTAAGGGGTGCACTGATCTATAATCATCTAATTACCTCCAGAGGGCTAAATAAGAAGTACCAATTAATACAGGAGGGCGATAAGATTAAGTTTCTTTATCTTAAAGAACCTAATATATTAGGTACTCATGTAATTACTTTTCCTGCAGAAATACCCCCTGAATTTAATCTGCAAGATAGCATTGATTATGATAAGATGTTTGATAAGTCGTTTATTGAACCGTTAAACTCCCTGCTCGGCTGTATAGGATGGCAGGTAAGGGAAACTGCAACATTAGAAGGATTATTCTCATGAAGAAATTTTTTACTGCCCTTTGTATTCTACTTTTATTAGCGCCAGCATATGCTCAAAAACAAAAAGCTGGTGTGATATACGATGCTGTTATAACCCGAGTTATAGACGGGGATACAGTTGCCTTTGAGGCTAAATGGCTACCTGATCCGCTTAAGAAGGAACTAAGTATTAGAGTATTTGGTGTTGATACACCCGAAAAAAGTTTTAGAGCTCAATGCCCCGGTGAGGAGGCAAAGGGTCAAGCTGCCTCAGCGTTTACTAAGCGCGCTGTTGAAGTAGCCACCAAGCGACAGGTCATACTTATGGATTGGGATAAATATGGAGGCAGAGTCCTGGGTGATGTTATTCTCGACGGTCAGAGCTTACGTACAATGTTAATATCTAAAGGTTATGCTCGCGAATACTATGGAGAAGCTAAACAAAGTTGGTGTGTTAAATAAAAAAAAAAAAAATGAAAAAATTCATACAATACATTGTTGAAGATAATAATTTTCTTAGTCAATGGGATAACGAAGAACCAAAAGATTTTGTTAGACATTTAACTAAGAAACTTGGCTCGCCGGATGAAATGACCAATAAACGAGCAGTTTGGTACAATAAAGATGGGTTCAAACGTATAGAAGTCAAGGACGAATATATTTTACACCATAGCCCATTACCGCATTATGATTTTGTATACAGTACTATAGATCTTCACGTTCCTAAAGAATTTGTTAAAGTACTTGCTGATAGTTCTGAAAGTATTATGTTAGATCTTTTAAAGAATGAGGTAACTGCAAGGTGTGCACAGCTTAGTCCCAATGCTGTAACTCTTAATTATGTACTAGATGTAGTATCCGAAAGAGTCGTTGGGGGCAGAGAAGAATACGAAAAAAGAATTAAGCAACTTTATAAAAATAAATTAGATCCGGATCCTGAATGGTGGCCGGA